TAAAGTTGTCTGCCATCGTATTCGTTCCCACTGTGTTTGCTCCTGTTGTTCAAAGTGATTGTTATAACCTTGCATAGCTATAATAACTTGCTTTAAACTCATGTCGTAATATTGCGAAGGTGGAAATCTTAAAACTCCGAAACAAAAGCGTTCGATGTATTCAAGTGTGAGCTCTCCTCCTTCGCCACTACGTTTTTTTGGCTCTCATCTTCTGGTGGTGAAATCTCATTTGAAATCATTTCCATTATGCGAGATATTCCTCCCATGTCTGTATCTACCAAGTCGCAAAAAGATTGTAAAGTAAAAGGGCATTTCTCCCCTTTGGCTTTGTAACCATGTTCAACTCCAGTAAAGGCAAGTTCAAGGGCAAGTAATAGGTCTTCTCCTAAAAGGGAAAGGTCACTTAATTTAAGTTTCCTCTCCCTTAGAAATGTACCTAACACATACATACCAAATTTAATCGGTATGGATGTGTTGGCTATTGTTATTGTTTTCATGTGTTAGGATTTAAAATTATTTTGTTGTCTTAATAATTGCACCGCTAACTTCAAAAGAAGCTGAATAGCTTGTATTTTCTTCTACGGCTGCGTTAAGGTCTAATGATGTACAAATGGCTTGCATTGTAAACACGTTGTCTCCGCTAACATCTGTTGTAAATTTAATAGTGAGTGCAGTACCACTAATCAAATCTGTAAAGAGATCATCAAACAAGTAATTGGTAGATGAATCACCAGGACCGGCATACAATGCCTCTGTTGAAAGTGTGCCAGATAACTGACCCTTCTTTACTTCTCTCCATCCTCCGCTTGCAGAATCCTTTGTAAGAATTTCACGCATTGCAGCCGAGATGTTCATTTGGCACGATGTGGCGTAACCGATTGCAGTTGAATCTTTATACAAGCGCATCAACGTACCATTAATAATTCCTGTAGTTGGCATTTTATTATTTTTTAACTTTTGACAAATCTATATTAACATCAATCTTTTCTAAATCATTCTCATCTTCAAAATACTGCATAGGCATTGGCACAGGAATATAAATAGGTTGAGGTGCCTCTTGAACTTTCTTCTCTGGCATTTGCTCCACTACAAAATCATCATCAAGATGCTCTGCAATGCCATCGGCAACAAGTTGCTTACCAAAGTCGGAAAGGAATACTCCTGTTGCGCCTACTGGCTTTCCGTTCCAAGTTTTTATTAATCTTAGTTTCATAATTATCGTTTCATTCTTGCCATAAAATCAACTGACATCCAATAAACATTTAATGTAGGATTGTAAACATTTGATTCACTGGACATATATTTAATAGTTTGTACTTCAACTCCATTTACTGTGCCTACAAATCTATCTAAGCTATTTCTTATGTTGTTTGCAAGCTCTTGTGTACTGTCATAGCTTTGAGTATAACAGTCTATTTGTATTTGCACTTCCTCCAAATTACTTTGCCCATCTTTAAAATCAATGGCAGTAGAGTTAATGATAGTGTATACACAGAACGGATATTGAATATCTTGAGGAGTTAAGTCAGGATAAATCTTCTGCCCTACAATCGCTATGACTGTTGGCTCTGTACTTAACCTTCCGTATATTAGCTTTCCTATCATAATACTTGCCAGAATTTTTTAGGTCTCTCTTGCATAATAAATATACATTCATTACGCATCGTTTTAATTACTCTCTCCCTGCTTAAATTCCTTGCTTTTACTACTATTTTGTTATACCAGGCTCTTGTACTTCCAAACACCATGTGAGCATAAAAGCCGTTAGTTCCTTCGCTGCTATTGATACCTTTATTCATTGTACCTCTTTTATACAAAGGACCTACCGCTCCAACTGCATATCTATATGATTTAAGATTTTTAGATAAATCAATAATAGACTTTCTTAAATTACCTGGTTGTACAGTCATTGACGCTCGATCACCTTCTTCCCATCCTTGCATTTTTTTATTTTTGAAAGGATTGGTACTAATACGGTGAGGCTTACTACTTACTGGTACTAATGACTTATATACATCTAATGCGATTGGAGTAGCTGAATCAATCACTCTACTTCTTTCTTTTACTGTACATTGCTCCATTAACTCTGCAAATTCAATTACCGCATCTGCTAAACCTACCACTCTTAGGCTCATACCTTGAAAACTCCTTCTACCTGAGTAGTTGGACTTTTGAAGGTCTTTAAGGTGATTTATTTGTTTAGCTGATAAATATCCCATAGTAAAATATTAATTAGGAGAACACCTAAGCATTCTCCTAATATTTAGGCAACTGTTAAAGTTAATGCAGATGCGTTAAACTTAACTTCATCACCAGATGCAACAGTTTTTGCAGTTGTTAATTGACCAAAGAAAAGTAAATTACCAGATGCTGAGGCGTCCCAAACTGTAACGTGAGTAGCAGATGCCGTAGCAGTTGCACTGGTTGTAATAGTAAAAGCAGATGCATTTGTAATTGTACCATTACCAGCCGTTCCTCTTGTCCATGACCCTGTGCCACTCGCAATAGATGTTCTTGCCGCAGTTGCAATTACAATAGGAGTACCACCTAACCCTGTGTCTGTCGGATCACCGTTATATAACTGTACAAAAGTTGCAGTTGGAGCAGTTGCAAAAGTTGTTCCTGCTATCCATCCTGTTATTTGGTCTTCCAAATAATTTGAAAAAGCACTCATAGTTTATTAGTTTAAATTATTTAAAATAAGTTCTCTCTTTTTGTTTGTCTTATCCACTCTAAGCACATCGTTCAAATACTCCCTTCCCTCCTTCACTATCGCCTCTCTGTCAAAGTCCTTATTTTTCACTGCCTCCATAACATCGCCAAAGTCCTCATACTTTATAACACCTGGTATGTTGTACTCTGGTATTCCTTTTGGCGCAATGGTAACTCCTCCAGCAACTAACATTTCAATGGCAAATATATTACTCTTTGCAAAGTTGAAAGCGTTTTTGAGTAACGGAAATAACCCATAATGGCATTGACTATTATTCAATGTTTCAAAGTAGCCAAAGAGTGAGCTATTCCATTCCTTTGTTTTTACCTTTGGGAATAGATGAGCCATAATAAAATCTTGTATGCCAAGCATGGCAACATCACAGCTCTCATCTTGCGCTAATTCATTTATATAACTTGCTATGCTGCCAATGTCATCCAAGTGATGCATTGAACCTCGCCAAATAAATCTTATCTTATCTTCTATTTTAGGTACTGGCATAAATGGCTGAATGATTGGATTCCATCCATTATTTATAACCGTGCTTGAAATGCCTTTGTGATAGGGCATATAATACTTTTGCAATGCCTCGGTAGAATAAATAATGTGGTTAGCAAACCCAAAGCAATCCTCCACCGTTTTTCGCATTGCCTCATGGCTTAGTCCAATGTGTGCAGGATTAGTGCGTGTTGTTTCGTGCAGATTATCGTCATGGTCAATGATTATCTTCTTACCCATTCTCTTACACTCTCTTAGCATCTCAAAGTATGCCATGCCGTTCGGAGATTTAGCCACTACCACATCAACATCCATTAAATCAAACCACTTTGCACTTTCAATGGCAAGGTATCTAATATCATGCCCCATGTAGGCATAGCAGCCAACTGTCCGATAAAAGTCGGTAGCAGGGGAGTTGATGTTTGTAAAAATGGCTATTTTCATCGTGTTAGGTTTATTTCTTCCCAGTTGCCTGTTTCCTCATTCCATGCGTACATTTTGCCATCGTTTGGATAAGGTATTGGTGATTGCCAAAGGCAACTATCTTCGTTCAATGTCCATGAAGGAAAAGGTTTAAGGGGAATAAAAGCATCCCTAATACTATCGTAATAATATCCTATTCCAGCATAGTTTTTTCTAAATGCCTTGCTTTGGTCAATGCTTGGCGTGTTATTGTCGGCTTGATAATGAATGCCGCCACGCGTGTTGTATGAAGTACGTTTAGCGATGCAATTATGTAAATTACCGTATAATGTTTCAAACATTATATCATCGCTGCTACCACCGCCTGTAATAACTTGGTCAACAAAATTGTTATTATTTAATAAAGCGTAATGTCCCATATTATGTAATTTGAATATTACCAGAACCTTCTAAAAATTCATATATCTTTTTGCCTCCAGTTGTATTTGTTGGTGTTACTGCAACCCCAGCACCTATTGTTTTAACTCCTAAGCTATTTTTGTAATACAATCCAACAGGAACAATAACATTGCCATTTGTATCAGGATAAGAAATTATTACAATACCTGAACCTCCAGAACCGCCATTTGTTAACCCTCCGTTTATTGGTGAATTAGTACCGCCTCCGCCTCCGCCTGATCCTGTATTTATTGAACCATTGCCACCATTTGCATTATTACCTCCATTTCCGCCAATACCAGAACCTCCAACTCCTCCAGTAGTGCCATCACTACCACCTCCACCGCCACCAGCTCTTGTTACACCTGCCCCAGTTATTGAGCTACTTAATCCAATACCTCCGCCTGTACCCGCAGATGGAGATGGAAATCCTGATTCTGTTTTATCACCACCTTGCGCACCTGCTCCACCGCCACCCGCTCCTCCTCTTGAACCAACAGTTATTCCTCCTGCAAAACCATTACTTGCAGTTGAACGAGTTGCTGTGCCAGAAAATCTTGCACCTCCACCACCGCCACTTCCGCCAGATTCACCATTAATTGTGCTAACGCCGCCGCCACCGCCACCTTCTGATGTTATACTTGCAAATATTGAATCACTACCTTTTTGACCTTTTGCAATTCCTCCACTATATACTCCACCACCGCCAGGAGCACCAATAGTAATTGTAGGCGAAACAGATTTACTAATTGTTATACTTGATTCCCGATAACCACCAGCACCTCCACCTCCACCACCGCCAGATAAACCTGCAGATGAACCACCTCCACCACCACCAGCAACTACAAGGTAATCAACTGATACAGTTGCAGCAGCCGCAGTAACATCAGCCGTAACAGTTGCCGCTCCGCTTGCACTTGCCGCCATGTTTGCCGTTCTTTGTACACTTGCATTTGTCACAGAGCCCGAAGCCATTAGTGATGAAACAAATGTAACTCCAATACCTGCCTCAACGCTTGTCTGTGCCGTTGCAGTCATTTCTGCGGAGATTATTCTTGTTATCTTTGCATCAACTGTTGTCTGTGCCGTAGCGTTTAACTCTGCATTGACTGTGTATGATAATGTAGCATTTGCCGATGTGTTAGCCGTAGCATTTGCAGCTGCGTTAACTGGTATAGATAACTGTGCCGTACTTTGTGTATTAGCCGTTGCACTAACACTTGCCTCAATCACTTTGGTAAGTGTAGCATTTAATGCAGTTGATGCGCTTGTAGTAGGACTACTTTGCATTGTAACTGTCCGCTTAATTTCAGCCGCAACAGTGCCTAATCCACTTAATGCAGCATCCACACTAACCAAACCTTGCGTTACAACATCAACGGCAGCCGATGTAGTAGCATTTGCATTTAATGTACTTAATAAAGTTTTACTTACTAAAACATTTGCCGATAAAGTAGAATTTGCATTTAATGTACTATCTATATTTATAACCTTTGTCACATCAGCAGCTAAAGTGCCATTTGCCGTAACATTGCTATTTATTGGTATCACTTTTGTAGCACTGGCAGAAAGATTGCCAGATGCGGAAAGAAAAGCAGCCGCCAGGACTTGACCTTGTTGGCTAACTGTTAATTCAGCGTTTGTCGTTGCTATTGCATTCATAGCAGCAAGGACATTGTGTATCACTTTAATATTGGATGATACATTGGCATTCGCTGAAAGGATGGCAGCAACGGAAACACCGGTAATAATGTAGGAGTCGTAAAACTCGCCTTGAAAACTTATAAATCTTCTATCGTGACTTATCTTTATATTTCTTACTTGATATAACTTCTCATTCCAAATAATACGACTTTCTTCATCAATGCCTGTCGTATATCTTATAGTAAAGTCGCTAATATTTTTAGCAGTATTCTTACCATCTATAACCGTTTCATTGGATGGAGGTAACTTGCTTTCGGCATTCGCCCAAACGGTAGATAAATCTGCCCATGACTCGGAGGCATAGCCTGTGTCTGATTTTGAACGTGTGACATTTTGGATAGTTATCCTGTCACGCATTCGACCAATAATTTCATTTTTGTTATACTTCATTAGAAATATTGTACGCGATATTGGTCTAATAAATATTGAGATGCCGTAGGTAATTTCCTAACGTAATCTTGTCTATTCTCGTAGGTATCAGCTACCATTAAAAGGATAGCTTGTCTTATTTGGAAAGGTACAGCACTTGATTCTGTGCCATAGCCAACAGTATAAGTTATTGTAACATCGTTAATATTACCGTATAATGTGGGCCATGTTTTGCCATAGCCAAGGTTTAGCCTGGCAGGCTTAGAAAATGTGTCAACCACATAGTCTGTCGCTGCAAATGTAGCTGTTGTATTTATGCTATTAGCATATTGGAAAGAGGAAACGGCAAGCACTGGAGAAACACTAAGATAGATAGTAGGATCGCCAAGCCTGTCTAACTTTTCTGTAACTGTTTGAGTTATTAAACCTTGGTTAAGATAACTTTCAGCCACCATCCTTGCACCTTTGATTAAAGTATTTATCATTGAATCTTCGTTCGAATCATCAATCTTTAAATAGCTTTTTACCTCGGCAAGAGTCCAAGGTTCATTAACAGGTGCAGTAGTTACTTTCCAAGCCATTTGTTTATATTTTAAAATGGAGGACTATATTTCAAGTCCTCCAAATTAGATCCAAATATAAGATTACAGATTCTTTAGGTGCTTAATTGCAGCCGTTTGTAGCAACTTGCCATCATAACGAGCATACATTAAGAAACCAATTTCCATTTCGTCCATAAAACGCTCACGCAATGGCACAAGCACATTGTTGGCAACTTGACGTATAACATATTTCGACCAATCACCAAAGAAAATAATTTTTGCATCAGCTGCTTGAGTTGATGGCAAATCATTATTAACAAAATAATTGTAGCCTAAAAGTTTATCTGGCGCACCTTCTCTTAATGATGGTTGAAATAATGGATTATTTGCAGTGTCAAAATTTAACTTTCTAACGGCAGATAAAATATTATCATGCATCATAAATGC